CTTGGGTAGTATAAATATAGGAAAAAGCTGATAAGATGGCTGCAATTGTAACAGATCAATTTAGAATATTAAATGCGGGTAATTTTGTTGACTCCGTTACAGATACTTCTAATTCATACTACGTCTTTGTAGGATTATCAAATCCTAATGGTGGTGGGTATGGTAAAAAAACAAATAATAAGTGGGATACTGAAACACCGAATCCAACAGATAATTTTGATTATTATGGGTTTGTTGGTGATAATATGTCCTTCGGTAAGAAGGTAACTTCTGCTAATGTAAGGAGATTGGCAAGAAGAATTAATTGGGCTAGAGGAACAAAATATGAAATGTATCGTCATGATTACAGTTTAGAGAATAAGTCACCCGTTACTGGTTCATCAAGGTTGTATGATGCAAATTATTATGTAATGAATAGTGATTATAAAGTCTATATTTGTATTGATAATGGTTCTTCTGGAATATCTACTACTGGTAATGCTTCTCTAAACGAACCAACATTTACTGATTTAGAACCAACTAAAGCAGGTGATGGTTCTGATGGATATACATGGAAATATTTGTTTAGTGTTAGTCCAAATGATATTATTAAATTTGATTCTACCGACTATATTTCTTTACCTGCAAATTGGGATACTTCAACCGATGCTCAAGTAACTTCAGTAAGAAATAATGGTGATTCTGATGTCAATGACAATCAGATAAAAAAAGTTTATATTGCTGATAGAGGAAAGGGATATTCTCAAGGTTCTTGGGAATTAAATATTATTGGAGATGGTTCTGATGGAAAAGTTGTTGTAGATGTTAACTCAAGTGGTTATATAACAAATGCAGTAGTTTCATCAGGTGGAAAGGGTTATAGTTTTGGTATGGTTGATTTGGGTCCAATACGTTCTGTAGGTGTTGGTGCTTCTAATGCTACTTTAATACCTATTATACCTCCTTCAAAAGGACATGGTAGTGATATTTACACTGAATTAGGTGCTGATAAAGTTTTAGTCTATGCTAGATTTGATGATTCTACAAGAGATTTTCCTACTGATACTAAATTTGCACAGATTGGGATAGTTAAAAATCCAACTACTATTGGAACAGCAAGTTCTGTATTCTTACAGAATCAATTTTCATCAATTGGTGCATTTAAATTCTCATCAGTAAATGGTGAAGATGCTACTAAACCAGAAATAGGAAAAAGAATTACACAAGTTACATCAGAAGGAACTGCACAAGGTTATGTTTCTTCATATGATAGGGAAACAAAAGTTCTCAAATATACTCAAGACAGAACATTATATCTAAATCCAACAACTAATGATAATGTAGATCATGCTGGTATTTCAACTACTGGTAATGTTTTGAGTTTCTTCACTTCAGATCCTGCTTCTGGTGAGACAGTGAATAACATTATAAGTTCTGATGGATTTACTGGAACTATTGATAGAAATTTTAGTGGAATTAATACAAACCCTTCTGGAAATAAACTCATTTCTCTTGGACTTGAGTTTTCAGATGGTATTGCTAGTCCTGAGATAAATAAAGGCTCAGGGGATATTATTTACATTGATAACCGTCCTGAAATCACACGAAATTCTCGACAAAAAGAAGACGTTAAAATTATCCTGGAATTCTAAAGTACAATGCCACAAAAAACGAATCTTAATATAAGTCCCTATTATGATGACTTTGATAAGTACAATAATTTTTATAAAGTACTTTTCAAACCAGGACATCCTGTACAAGCTAGGGAATTAACTACATTACAATCGATTTTACAAAATCAAGTAGAATCTTTCGGTAGTCATATATTCAAAGAGGGATCAATGGTGATTCCTGGTAATATTTCTTATGATAGTTTTTATTCTTATGTAAAACTTAATTCTGATCATTTAGGTGTAGATATATCCGTTTATGGTAAAGAATTGGTTGGAAAACGTCTTAGGGGGCAAGATTCTGAGGTAGTAGTTGTTGTAGATAAGTATTTTGATATTGATACCACTATAGGAATTACTGATCCTACACTCTTTGTAAAATATGTTAGATCTGGTATTGATAATGAAACAAATCCATTGAACGATGGTGAAGTATTGGTTACAGAAAATTCATTTACATATGGAAATACTGCAGTTAATGCAGAAGATTCTATAGGAACTCTTATATCAGAAAATGCAACAGGTGCTGGTAGTGCAGCTGCCATTGGTGCTGGTGTGTATTTTATACGTGGAACATTTGTTGATGTTGCTGCTGATAAAATAATTCTTGATCCATATACAAATACTCCATCTTATAGAGTTGGACTGACAATTTCTGAAGAAATTATTACAGCAAAGGAAAATACTTCTCTATATGATAATGCTAAAGGATTTTCTAATTATGCTGCTCCAGGTGCAGATAGATTAAAAATTTCAACAACTTTATCAACAAAACTCTTAACTGATAACGATGATAAGACATTTGTTGAGTTATTAAGAGTTGAGAATGGAGAAGTTAAAAAACTTCAGAATAAATCTCAATATTCATTAATTAGAGACTATTTCGCTAAAAGAACATTTGAAGAATCTGGTGATTATACTGTAGGGCATTATGATGTTGATGTTAAAGAATCATTGAATGATAGACAATCTAATGGTGGTGTCTATTTCGAAAATCAGGAAACAAGACAAGGAAATACTCCATCAGAAGATTTGATGGGAGTTAGTATATCTGCAGGTAAAGCATATGTTAGAGGATATGATATTGAATCTAAATCAAATAAAGTTGTAGATGTAGAAAAACCAAGAGATAAAGAAAAAATTGATAATGCAAGTGTTCCTTTTGAAATGGGAACTTTATTGAGATTGAATAATGTTGTTGGAACTCCTATTATTGATAATAATATTAGTGCTAATACCGTCGATTTATTTAATGGTAGAAGAACTAGTTCACAAAATGCTACTGGTGGAACTAGGATAGGTGCTGCAAGAGTTTATACATTTAATTTAACTGATGGCACTTATGAAAATAAGTCATCAAAATGGGACTTGTATCTCTATGATATTCAAACATTTACATCAATAACATTAAATCAAACGAGTACATTTGCAGCAACAGAACGTGTTAGAGGTGTAAGTAGTGGTGCCATTGGATATATTGAAACTGGTACTACAGGTGCTACATTTAGATTAACCCAGACATCTGGAACGTTTATTACAGGTGAGAAACTTATTTTTAATGAGAATCCAGATGTTACTAGAGTTCTTAATTCATTCATTGCTTATAGTACTGATGATATTAAGTCTGTAATACAAGACTCTCCAACTAAAAATAGCAAATATAAGACTCATTTTATTGGTGATATTGTTTTAGGACCTAAAGTACTTACAGGATTTAGTATTTCTGATACTATTTCTGTTTCAACTGCAGGTTTATCTACGTGTACTGGAAGGAATTGGGCATCTAAAGTAAAAGTTGGTGATATTATTCAATATCAACCTGTTGGTGTATCATTACCAACAGTTAATAAGGTTTCTTCTATTGAGGCAGATGGAACTGCTATAACCTTAGTAGCAACACAAACAGTAGCAAATGTTGCTAACGGTGCTGTACAGTTTTCTGATAATGTCCCATTTAAGGTTATGAGACCTATTGTTAGAAAGAAAGGTGGATTATATGGAAAATTATCTAATGCTAACGTTGCATCAGTAGATCTTGCTAATTCTGAATTATATGCATCACAACAACTTCTAGAACAATCTGTTAATGGTTCTAGTGTTCTTACAATACAAACATCAGATCTTTCTAATGCTTCTAGTGCACTTTTCCAACCATTTGATGCAGAAAGATATAGTATTCATTATGCCGATGATACCACAGAAGCACTAACTTCTGATCAAGTTGTTGTTGCAAATGATGGTTTATCAGTTACTTTTAGTGGTTTGAGTAAGACTAGTCAAAGTAATAATGTAACAGTTAATACTACGTTTAGAAAACAAGGAATTGTAAGTAAGGCAAAAGAGTATGTAAGAAGTGAAAAGGTAACAATTGATAAGTGTGTATCTGCTGCAACAACTGCTCTTAGTGGATTAACACAAGCTAATTGGTATGGAACGAGAGTTGAAGATCAAGAAATATCTTTAAATCTTCCTGATGTAGTTCAAGTTATTGGTGTATATGAATCTTTAGATACTAATGTACCAACTCTCGATACTTTAGATTTTCCAGCTGGATTAAGTTTAGATACTGCTTCTATATTAGGTGAGCATATTCTTGGTTCTGATACTGGTGCATTAGCACAGATAACAAATAGAGTATCAGCAACAAGAATAGAAATTGCTTATTTAAATTCACTTAACTTTAGTCTTGGTGAATTAGTTTCGTTTAAAGAATCTGCTATAACAACAACTATTCAAACAATTAATAAAGGAAATCATCAACTTGTTACAAACCACTTTACATTAGATAAAGGACATAGAGATGGTTATCTTGATTATTCAAGATTAGTTAGAAAAAATGATGGATATAAACCAACCAATCATCTTTTAGCTATATTCAATTACTATACTATCAATGCAAACGACACTGGCGATGTATATACTGTAAATTCTTATCCAGATGAAAGATTTAGTAAGGATGTTCCTCATCTACCTGATGGTACTAGAGCGTCTGATACACTAGATTTTAGAGCTAGAGTATCTAGATTTACATCTACTACAACATCACCATTTGCATGGGCTAGTAGAGATGTTGGTGCTGTAGCAGGAAATCCAGGTTTAGTTATTACTCCTAATGAGTCATCTACTCTTGGATATGAATTCTATCTTCCAAGAATTGATAGACTTGTTCTAGATGTTAATGGTAACTTTAATGTAATTAAAGGAAGTTCTTCAGTTAACCCAACATTCCCTGTGAATGAAGAGCAAGCAATGGATATTGCTAGAATTGAATTACCAGCATATCTTTACAACCCAGATGATGCAAGAATCATCATGGTTGATAATAAAAGATATACTATGAGGGATATTGGTAAACTAGAAGATAGAATTGAAAATTTAGAAATAGTAACATCTTTAAGTTTATTAGAACTTTCTACAAAAACATTGCAAGTTAAAGATGCTGATGGATTGGATAGATTTAAATCAGGTTTCTTTGTAGATGATTATAAGGATGATAAGAGACTTGATGTTTCATCATCTAAGATGAGTATTAATAGTACTACTAATGAACTTACATGTCCTATTGATTTTGATTTCATAGGACCAGAATTAGCATTAAATCCATCTATAGATACTACTACTGCAGATTATAGTCAAGATCTTGAGTTATTAGATTCTAATGTACAAAAAACAGGTGAATTGGTTACATTAAAGTATACAGAAAAAGAATTCTTAAATCAACCATTAGCATCAAGAGTTGAGAATGTTAACCCATTCAATATGATTTCTTGGACTGGTAGAATTACATTATCTCCACAATCAGATAACTGGGTAAGAAATATTTACGTTGATGGTGGAGAAAGGACAGTTACTGGTGATAGAAATGATGAATTTATAGAAACAATTAAGATTGGTAGTGCACCAGATAAGTATATTCGTTCCAGAAACGTTAGATTTACATGTGCAGGATTACAACCATATACCAGATATTATCCATTCTTTGATAGTGCTAGTGGAATTGATTTTATTCCAAAACTTGTAGAAATATCAATGTCATCTGGTTCATTTACAGTTGGAGAAACTGTAAAGGGATATGTTGGTGGAAATCATTTATTTACTGCTAGAATTAATCGTCCAAATCATAAATCTGGTAATTTTAATTCAGGAGCACCTAAGACTTACGGTAAGAATCCTTATGACAGATCCATTACTTTAAGTACTGCATATTCTGCTTCATCTACTGTTTTAAATATTGATATTGCTTCATTGGCTAAAGAAGCACAAGGTAAGTATAATGGATATATTGTGAAAGATATGGTGATATTAGGAGAAACTAGTGGTGCTGAAGCAACAGTTTCTAATGTTAGACTTATTAATGACAATTGGGGAGATTTGGAAGGTTCATTCTTCTTTAGAGATCCTAATACTAATCCAGCACCTCCATTAAGGTGGACTACTGGACAAAAGACATTTAAATTAACTTCTAGTTCAACTAATTCTAAGTCTTTACCAGGTAGTTTGTTAATTAGTAGAGGTGAGACTTCTTATTGGACTAGTGGTATTGTTGATACTTATAGACAGACTAGAGTTATAGTTAGAATGCCACCTCCACCTCCACCAAGACAGAATGGTGATGGAGATAACGCAGACCCTCTTGCACAGTCATTTACGACTGAAAGAGAAGGTATGTTCTTAACTTCTGTGGATTTATTCTTTGGTAATAAGGATGAAAATGAAAAAGTAACCGTTGAACTTAGAACAGTTGAATTAGGAACACCAACAAATGAGTTAGTACAAGATTTTGCTCGTGTGATTCTTGATCCTGTTGAAATTAATACATCAACTGATGGAAAAGCAGCAACTAATGTTAAATTCCCATCACCAATTTATTTAACACCACAAACAGAATATGCAATAGTAATTCTTGCTCCAACAACTAATAATTATGAGGCATGGATTGCTAGAATGGGTGAAAAGACAGTAGGTACGTCTAATTTACCTGACGATGAAAATGTTATTGTAACTAAGCAATACATTGGTGGTAGTTTATTTAAATCTCAGAATGGTACTATTTGGACACCAAACCAATTCGAAGATCTTAAATTTAAGATTTATAGGGCAGATTTTGTTAATTCTGGTACTTTAACATTATATAATCCATCTATTGAAACTGGAGATGTTGGACATTTAGGATTGGTTGGTGATGCTGTTAGAACATTACCAAGAAAATTAAAAGTAGGTATTGATAATGTTGGTGGTGTTCCTGGTACTAGTGGAGTTGCTGCACCATTAGTCACAGGTGCTAAAGTTACTGATACTTCAAATGCATCTGATGTTGGTTCTAGTATTGGTTATATTGAGGCAGTTGGTGGAACTTGTAATGGTACTGCTATATCTGCTGCTGGAAGTGGATTTAAGGCATCACAAACATATACTGGTGTAGAACTTTATCCAATTACATCTCAAGAAAGAACTAGAGCTGAAGCTACTGTTGTCATTAATGGTAGTGGAGCTGTTAGTAATATTTCTGCTATCAGTAATAATGGTGCAGGATATAAAGTTGGTGATGTTGTTGGTATTACTACTGCAGATGTGGGAGGACAAGGTTCTGGTGCTCAGCTTACAGTAACTACAGTAACTAATTGGAATACTTTATTCCTAACAAATGTACAAGGAAAACAATTTGATTTTGCTGGTGGTAATGTTGATATCTATGTCAACAATACTCAGTTTAATAGTGGAAATGCTCATTTCAGTTCTTCTTCTAGAAATGGAGGAGACGAATATGATGGTAATACTTTAGAGATTACTCAATTTAGTCATGGAATGCATGGTGCTGCTAACATTGTTGAACTTAGTGGTATTGAACCAAATTCTATTCCAACTACTATAACTGCTGATGTTGATGTTAACTCAACAGGAACAATTTCAGTAGCAAATACCAGTATATTTGGTAAATTTGAAAATAAATTTGTAAGTAGTGGTTATGCTAAGATTAATAATGAGATTATATACTACGATGCAATTACTGCAGGTGGTGGTGGAGCTGGAACAATTGGTATAGGAACTAGAGGAATTGATGCAAGTACTTCTAGAAAACATCTTAATGGTACTCAAATTCAACCTTATACCTTAAATGGTGTTAATTTAAGAAGAATCAATAAGAAGCATTCTAGTACTAGTATATTGGATAATCCAAAGGATCTAGATAAGTATTATCTAGCGTTCGATAGGACTTCTGAAGATACTAAGAGAGATGGAGATGATTTATTGAATTTTAATAATGAAAATTCTTTAGGTGGACAAAATCTTTATAGTACTAAGAATATTCAGTTTAATACAGTTCATCCAAGAATTAATGTTATAACTCCTGGAGATGGAACAACTATTACAGCAAAAATTAGAACTGTTTCTGGAACTAGTGCTGGTGGAAATGAAGCTTCCTTTATCGATAAAGGATATGAATCTGTTGAAATCAATGATACAACTAGATTATCTTCATCTAGAATAATTGCATCTAAAGTTAATGAGGAGGATAAATTGACTGCAATGCCTATGAATAAATCATTCACAATGAGTTTAGATTTGACATCTACTAGTTCTCATGTTTCACCTGTTGTTGATTTAGATAATGCCATTGTAATTTTGGGTAGAAATAGGTTGAATAAACCAGTTGATGATTATGCATCCAATGGTGCATCTAACTCAGTTTCTGAGGATCCTCATACTGGAATATATGTAACTAAGAGAGTAAATCTTAAGAACCCATCAACTTCTTTAAAAGTTCTTGTTGGTGCTTATAGGCACATAAGTGCAGATTTTAGAGTTCTTTATCAGTTATTCAGAAATGATTCTGAAGATATTGAGCAAGCATTTGTTCCATTCCCTGGATATGATAATTTAAGAGATACTGATGGAGATGGATTTGGTGATAGTATCATAGA